CGTGTTTTTGTCTTAGATTTTTAAATTGATCGTGTTCTATTAGAAATTTAGCAACAAGACTGTGTTCAAGACCATAAGCTTCTAATTCCCAAGGATGATCCCAGTAGGATACATCTTCAGTATATTTTTCTCCAAACCATAATGTAACATACTTGCTCTTAACATAACGATCTTTCATTTCACCTTTGGCTATTTGTTTGGCATGAACCATTTCATGTGCTAATACTTTGAACATATTGATTTTTCGTCTGGTTCTTAAAATATCGATTATGAAAGTTCTAGGAGTACCTTCTCCGTCTATTTCATATTCGCAATAGCCGCCTGCATCCAATGTATCATGAATTCTAACTTTGATAATTATTGTTTCGAGCATTTTGGGAGAGAACAAATGCCTTCCAAATGAATGGGCTGCCAATTTTAATAGCTGGGTTAAAGTATAATCCCTTGCGCCTCGAATAGAAATCTGCATTTTATTCCCTCCTTATTTTTATTTATACCTTAATTGAGGAAAAATCTCTGCGTTTATTCAACATATTATATTGTTCTTTTGTGGGCGTATCAACTCTTGAATTATCAATATTAGAATCAGTTAAATTCTTTTGTGCTGATTCTTCAAGATCATACAATTTCATTTTTGCTCTATCCACACCAATCATAAATCTTTTATTTGTTGTGGGATCATTGTATCGATTCTTTAACTGTTTAACCATCAACTGATTCATTTGTTCCAATTCTTCTGTGGATATTAAAGCAAACATAAAATCAACTGTTGCAGGCAATCCAAATGATTCTGAAGTATCGGTCAATTCAACATCAGTGTTGCCATAACCACTTCTAGTAGTCTGAGTAGCACTCAAAATAGGAACATTTTCCTCAACTGCCAACCCCCTAAGTTCTTCGGCAATAGACTTAATTAACGTATAAGAATTAATATTACTTCCTGCTTTAAATCTAGAGGAAGCACAAATATTCAAATAATCAATAATAATCATGTCAGGTTTAAACTGACGCTTTAGTTGTAATTCATTTAACAAAGACTTAAAATGCCCTGTATGGGCACCTGCTGTTGGATATTCTTTAATGATTAACTTGCCTTCGGTCTTATTTCTAATTTTTTCAATACGAGAATCAAATATGGATTTTGGAATATCTTTTAACTGATCCATGGTGATATTCATTAAATTGGCATCAATACGTTCTGCAATTCTTTCTTCAGCCATTTCCAAAGTAATATACAAAACATTTTTGCCTTGTGATAATACCGAAGATGCAACATGACACATGAATAACGATTTACCAACACCCGTACCTGCTAAGACCACATTCAAAGTCTTTGTCGGCATACCACCATTAGTTATCTTATTAAAATAATCTAAATCAAAAGGTATCTTAGATTCAACCTTATGATAAAAATCATATCTCTGTGAAGCGTTGTCTATATAATCATGACCAACATTATTGTCAAAGCACACACCCAAAGCATCCTGTAATAATTGTGGAAAGCCATCTTCAGATTTGCCTTTATCTTGGCCATCAATAATTGCAATAGATGAAAGTATAGCATTATATATCGCCTTATCCTTGCAGAATTTTTCAGTCTCTTTGTATAACCAATCTCTATTATGTTCGGTTGGTTCTAATTCATAAACATATTCTACAATTTCTTTATATTGTTCCTCGGTCAAACTCTTATCATTTTGAATAGAGATAACCAAAGCATCCTTGTTAGGAAGCGCATTATATTCATCTATGAATTCTACAACCTTATTGTAAATTGTCTTTTCGGTATTGTCTAAAAAATAATCCCGCTTTAAGAACGGGATTACTTTTCTCATATACTCATCATCGTGCACCAAGTTTTGGAGAATTACTTTCTCTATTTTCGAAATCATCTATTGCCTTTGTCAAGATATCATTAATTATTTCTGTCATTATAGCATTAAACTCGTTAGAAGTCAATTGTTCTTCTGTCTTTCCTTCGGGTTTTCGGATGAATGTAAAGTCGAGGGCGCATTCGGGAAGATCATTTTCCATCTTGAGGGAATTAATACTGATTTTTGCTCCGGTAAAATCACCTTCCAAAAGTTCAACGCCCCACATATCAATATTTTGTTCTGCATCTATAAAACTCCAAGGGTTATACTTCACTGGCATTCTCAAACTCCTCGTCAATCTCAGCTTCGTCAAAACTTCTACCTAACATTTCACCGCCAGCAATTTTATATCTACCTTCAATCCAATCTCTAAAAGTCTGAGAAGCAATAATTGGTAACCAGAACTCTTTAGTATATGTATCTTTTTGTCTATATTTTTTATCGCTGATTTCACCTGTATCTTTATTAACAGTTGAATACCAACCATTAGATGGTTTAACAACAAATCCGCCTTCAATTGCCACATCTAATAGACCAGACCATTTACTAATTCCACCTTCGAATGATACTTCGACTGGGATTTTAGATTTTTCACGAACAAATCTAGACTTCTCAACATTGAGAATAAAGTTATATCCTGTTACTTCAGAACCATCTTTTTCTTGTTGTCTACCGATAATAAAAATCTGATCTGCAGAATAATACAAACCAGTGCCGCCAGAAACAATCTGTCTAGGATATAAACCAATTTCAGCATAGGTATGATTGACAACAACCATTGGAATATCTTTGATAGTCAAATGCGGTGTAATCATTCTGAATAAAGATTTCATCTGTTTAGCTCGAGTCATATCTGCTACAGATTTACCTTCCAACGCATCATCTACTTCTTTCTTTGAAGCAAGATTGCCCACAGAATCAACCACAATAATGACATGCTCGCCTCTTTCAATGTTATTGATTTGAGACATAATATCAAATTTTAATTGTTCAATATCTGTAATCGGTGTATGAAGAATTTTAGATGTATCAATACCAAAATTATCAAAGTAAGATTGAGGAGAACCAAACTCTGAATCATAAAATAAAATTACCGCATCATCATATTTGTCCTGATATGCTTTAGCCAACAACAATGAAAATGCTGTTTTAAAGTGTTTGGATGGGCCTGCAAATACTGTAAGCCCAGGTGTCAATCCACCCTCTAAAGATCCTGATAATGCCACATTCACCATGGGAACCGACGTCTGAATCATATCCTTCTTCGAAAAGAATTTGGATTTATTTAAAACGTCTGATTCTTTAATTGTTGAATTCTTTTTTAATTTATCAATCAATGACATAATTTATTCCTTTTAATTAATCTTCTGAACTAGCGCCACATTTAGCACGCTTTGCTTTTGTTAGTGCACCAAAATCTACTGGCCATTCTTTGCCTGGTTGTAACTCAATTGCCCCTGCAGGATAGGCAAATTTAACTCCTGCTGTACCTTCAATTTGTGCAATAGGTAAACGATACTTAGTTAAATCGTTTCCTAAATTAGGATATGGCGCCACGTGTGGGAATGCCCATCCTGCTATTTCTTTAGTCTGATTATTAATAACAATCTTATAATAACCGTGCGGAACAACGACGCCGTTACCGATTTTCTTATCTTGCGCATTATATACTCCCCCTACGTAAATTGTATATGATTGGTTGCGTTGAACTGCCCAACCACGTACAGATGTTTCTAATAATTTCCAAATACCTCTGTTTAATGAACCTGCTTGAGGTGCCATATTTGTCATTAAAAATGATTCATATTCAACTTGCTGATCCCAGCTCAAATCGCCATCTGGAGACATATGCCCCTTATCATATCCTGTACCAGCATAATCGCCAGGAACTGGGCCGCCTTGAATTGATTGATCTGCAACAAATGCATTTGTTCTTGCAACACAACCCAAAGCATTTTGTGGAATTAATTCATATGTTACATACTTTGGTAATTTAGCTGCCGCATCATATCCTACCAAATATGCTTGTCTACAAATAGGAGAAACACCTGCAGTTTGCGGAAATCCATATGGTGCATGGACTTTACAAGTTTGTGGATCTTGAGGTGCACGCTGTGTCCACGCAGTTGCATTTAAACAAATAAATGCAACAAATAATGAAACTAATAATTTTTTCATGAGAATAATCTTTCTAACGATGCTTGGGGTTTTGAACTCCACCCCACACCATTTAATATTGTTGTTAATGGTTCAATAAATGATTTACTAAACATTGTATCATAATCTATATACTGCCTCACTTTAAATTCATCGGGAATGGCAGAGATAAACGCAATCACATTTTCCTTCATAGTATTGGGTTCTTTGAGATAAACGAATTTAATTTTATCTCCTTCGGCTATTGTCTCATATTTATTACCTAGATCATTCTGTTTCAAATAATAGTTATATAATAGAGATCCTCGAACATGAATAGGACAGCCCTGTGCATAGATAGATGATCTATCAGTATATTTATTAAGGCCGTTCACGCCTCGAGGAAATGCAATTAATTCTGCGGGCATTGCTCTATACTTTTGTTCGAAATCTAAAATATAATCTTGTAGTGTTTGTTCGTCACTTGTCAATACCAATTTAACAGCTGCCTTTAAAGCATCTCTGCATGGTTCGGGTGTGGATGATCTAACAATCTCTAATCCCATTACCTTTAGTTTTGCTTCTTTATAACGAACACCTTCATTGTCATAAACATTTAAAGCATATCGTTTCTTTGCTACCCAAATGCCTCTATCTGCAATTGCTTCACGCTTGAAGTAAATCTTCTTATCAAAAGCATTTGTGTAATTTGCCAATGAGTCACACGTTTTATTAATTGCTTCTACGATTTTATCATTACAGATTTTATCTAAAATGTCAATGATTTTTTCTTTTGGTTGGTCTTTATAAAACTTCTGAACCAACGGATCAAGTGTGATATAACAAGAATCAGTATCAGAATAAAAAGAATAATTGAAATCCTTTGTTCCGCAAATTTTATTTAGATAGTCATCTAATGATTTGCCTACCTCACGAATAATATATTGTCCTGTAATTGTAATGCCTTCTGCAATATTTGAATCATAAAATCTAAAAAACTCATTGCCCCAGGCACCAAATAAAGAATTCAATTGAATCTTTCTTGCCATCTGAAAATTATTATACTTAGATATGTCTTTTAAAAGAGCTTTGTCTTTTGTTTCCTCATACTTAGCCTGAGCAGTCAACATTAACTTTTTATATTTTTGTCTGTCATCAAATAACTTCTGAGTAATCTCAGGAAACAATCCTTGTTTATCTCGTCTGTAACTATACCCATTTGCTGCCATACAATAATCTTTAGTTACAAGTTCATCCAAATTATATTTCTTTGCCATCATATCATCAACCGTAGTTGATCTTGTCTCAGAATATTCAATTGTTTCTGGAGACATATTATACTGCATAATAATACTCGGATACAGACTTGTGGCATCAAATGATACTACCCAATCATATTTGCCGGGAATTGGTTCTTGAACATACGCGCCTACAATTTGTCTAGCTGGTTTACCTTCTCTTTGATGAACAACAATATTCTGATTCCACAGATGATTATATAGTATACAGTCCCATGTTCTTACCGCTGAGAATACATCTACAAAATTACACTTAGCATCATATGCCATTGTCAAGATCAATTCAATCAACTTCATTTTGTCTTCAAGTTGATCCACTCGTCTAACGTCAATTACGTTATACTTGACAAACAATTGCCAATCTTTAGTATAAAACTCTTTAAAAGATGTATACGGATTTTCTAATTTACCTTCTCCTAATTCAACTTTAGATATGTGATCTAACTTATATGATTCCTGCGCACCATATGTAAACTTTTTATACAAATCCAAATAATCTAGAATTGCCACACCCATGATGTCATAAGTCAATTCAGTCTTGCCGTTTCTTGTAAATTCTTTTGCGTTAACCACTCTCCATGGGGATACAGCTTTAAGAGCATCATCATCTAGCATTCTGCTTATTCTAGCACACAAATACGGTATATCAAAGAACTCAATATTCCAGCCCGTAATTACATGCGGATGATTATCATCTAAGAATGCAATAAACTTTCTTAATAAATCTTTTTCATCTTTGCAAAGAATATAATTATGATTGAGATTAGACAGATCTAATTTCTCAATACTTTTACAGCCAAAAGTCGTAATCTGTTTACTATTACTATCTTGAACCGTAATTAGTAATATTTCCTCCATTGGATTTTTAGTATCAGGAAATCCATTCTCAACAGTAGTCTCAATATCAATTGACCATATTGCCAATTGTGTAATATCAAATTCCACTTCTGTTGGGAATGTTTTGGTAATATATTGATAGGCATAATTGGTATTTCCAAACACTTCGAAGTTCTCAACTTCACCATATCTTTTGACGTAATCTTTGGCTTCGTTAATACTTTCGAATTGAATTTCATCTAGACTATCACCAAATAATGATTTATATTTTGTACCACTTTTGGATTTTACAAATAAACTTGGCTTAAATTCAATCTTATCTTGAACTCGTTTTCCATTATTAATCCCTCGAACTAGGACTCTATTACCATATTGATTGACACTAGTATAAAATTTCATTAAAACCTCTCATTAATAGTCTATTATATAACATCTTGCGCTAAAGAACAATAGCTTTCTTATAAATAATTATGTTGATTTTATCCGAGTATGCAACGTACTCTTGTTCTTTTGTAATAATCATATTAATTAAAAGGATGGATAAAATGGCCGAAGAAAAGAAACCTTTAAGCAGAAGCGAAAAAGAAGCATTAATCAAAGATAAAGCAGGATGGGTTATTACCATTCTTGCCGCCTTATTGGCAATCAATACATTAATGGGCGGAAGTAATTCTAGCAAAGTGTTAAACAATACAATTGATGCAAACAATACTTGGGCATTCTATCAAGCAAAAAGTATCAAACAAACCCTGGCAGAACAATCATTGGATGATGCAACATTCCGTAAAGACACAAAGAAAATGGAATTTTTGCAAAAGAAAATAGATCGGTATGAATCAGATCCTGCAACAGGCGAGGGCAAAAAAGAGTTAATGGAAAAAGCCAAAAAACTCGAAGCTGAAAGATCAGTTGCAAAAAATAGAAGTCCATGGTATACATATGCTGGTTCTTTACTTCAGATAGCTATCGTATTATTAACAGCAAGTATTTTAGCAGTAAACAACAGATTATTTAAAGCAAGCTTGGGTGTAGGTGGTTTAGCAATACTATTAATGTCTCAAGCTATTTGGCTTTGGATTTAAAATTATGTAGGTTGTAATGGATCCGCTAACGCTATTTGCGCTTGCCAACGGCGCGGTTGCTGCTGTTAAAAAAGGTTGTCAACTATACAAAGATATTAAAGGTGCTGCCGGGGACGTCAAAGCCGTACTCAAGGACCTTGAAGAACAATTTAATTCTAGCCATCCGGCGGATAAGCCCGCGTCTGTGGCACAACGTAATGCATATGTTGAAGAAAAAAATCGAGTAATAGAATTAAATAAAAAACAAGGTGAAACTGCTGGCATATATCAAGAGCTTGCAAATTACCTAGGTGATTTCTTTGATAACATGAATAAGTGTATAGCAGTTATTGAAGAAGAAGAACGTAAAAATCGTGAAGAAATATATGAAGGTAGCGAAAGTCTAGGTCGACGTGCTTTACAATTAGTCATAATGAAAAAACAATTGGAGCAAATGCAGATTGAATTGCGTGAGATGTTGGTATATGATTCTCCTCCAGAATTGGGTGGCCTTTGGACAGATGTTAGTGAAATGATGACAGAGATGGGTGGCCAACAAAAGGTACTGCTCACAAAAAAAATGCGACAAGATGCGGCAAAAGCTGCAAGAAGAAAAGCAAAAATTAAAAAGTATATAGAAGAATCAACATATTTAGGACTTGGTCTTTTTCTTGCATTAATTATTACACTGCTGATGACATATGTTTCTTATGACAGGAAACAAAGATGGCCCGAACTCGAACCTGCAGAAATTAAACGAAAACAAGAACAAAGAAGAAACGAACATTTGATATGGTTGCAGGCACAGCAAGAAAGAATACAAAAAGAAGATCAATTGTATCAAGAACAAAATGGCAACAAAGAATAAACAAGAAGAGCCAGAAATAAAAACTCCCACATTTACAGATTGGTTACTTGATATGCCTATGAAAACATTTTTTTGGGGCGGTATAATATTTACATGCGCACTTTGGATAATATCAGTTGGTCTAGTTTTCATTCTCACAAGGCGTTAAATATAAGATGAATATAAAAGTAAAAGAGGTATTAGATTGTTACGTAGTATATTTTTTATATGCTTGGTACTATCCGCACTTGGCAATGTCACTTGCTTCGGAGCAGGAATCACAGCAAAATCTTGGATTGTTTCAGATACCGAAGGGCAAATTTTAAAGAGCGAAAATCCCGACTTTATAAGATCTATTGCTAGTATAAGTAAATTACTAGTAGTTATGACGGTA